GTATATCAACGCCCGGCCCTTTTTGGGGCCATGGGAGGGAGGATGTGAAGTAGTCGTGTCGCTTGCCGCGTCGCTGTAGGACGTAGCTGGCGGGCAAATCAGGACCGTCACCCTTTGGGACGGAGAGAGAATCCTGAAGGTTTTGGTCTCGGAACCATTCGTTCCAGACAAGGTTGTAGGCTCGGAGTGGCAGGCAGCTATGAGAAACGCCAGCGACTTTAGTAGGCAAAGCGAAATGATCGAAGATGGAACCCTCAGTGTAGCCTCCTGCAGGTGAAGTCATTTGGGGGACGAGGAAATCAACCGACGAATCGGGGTCGGGTTGCTCGCCCATGAAGCGTTGCCAGTTGTCCCAGACCAAGCGGTAGGGGATGGCGAAGAAGAAGGTATTCAGGAACACGTTGTCCATGAACGGATGCAACGGTGTGGCGAGGCGACCGAAGCCGGTCATATTCAGGGAGAACGTATCGCCGGGAAGCGCTTCGTCGCAGTAGATCGGGACAAGGTAGCCCGAATCGAAAGTGGTCTTGAGACCATGTGAGCGATCGAATGACGATCGGGGGATTTCAGCGCGAGGCACACGGCTGAAATCGTGGGACATAACCGAAGGGATTTTAGCCATTACGAATTATCCTTCGCGAACAGGTCGCCAGTGGCTTTGATGGTGAGAAGGGCGTTGCAGTCGATCACGTGACGCAGAGGACGAGTTGGCTCTAGCGTACCGTTTTCGTCGGAGTAGGTGCCGACGTTGTAGAGGACGTAGTCCTGTGGGTGACGACCTACGGTCGTGTTCAGATCATTGGCCAGATCGGCCACCATACGGATGGCAGCGCCATCGGTGTGGGTGAAGAAAGGCGCGTGATACTGAAGCGATTTAAGATCGTAGATCGAGTAGGCTTGAAGCAACATTTTATAGCTCTCGCTTTAGTTGATTGATTTGTGAGCGTTTGACTTCCTCCCGCACTTTGAGCCGCGCAGGTGTGTTGTCGGCGCGGCGCGGGAGGGAGTTCTTTTTTCGTTGGCGTTTTATTTTCTCGTGTTCAGCCTCCTCTAGTTTTTTGGCGTAGTAGCTCGGGACGGGATGTTTCTTGCCGTCCACGATGATGAAGTCCGAGGGGAATGCATCGGACTTGTATTTGTCGAACCATGTCGAGCCGATGCCGGGGCGTCGGGATTGAACGCAGAATTCAGGTTCGACCGTGACCGCTTTAAGCGTCAGCGGATGGATACGGGTGTAGTGCTCGGTTGAGCGATCACCCGTGATTTTCTTCATGATGTAGCGGGCGACGTAGGCGGAGGATTGGTAAGAGACGGTGCCGACCCAAGATTGACCATAGGTCCAGATTTTAGAGAGAGATTCGGAAGTGTAGATCGCGTGTTTTGATTTTGCGCGTTTGTAGAATTTTAGATCGGGGAATTGATGCCCAAAGATTAGGGCGTGGTAGTGGGGACGGAGTGTTTTTTCACCGTATTCGCCACAGGCGAAGAAGCGGATTTTTTGTGATCCGAGTGATTTACGTAGCCGATACATGAAGAGTTGCCACGTGCGGACGTTGACCGAGTAGTCGTCCGGCAGGTGGTCGTCATCATACGTGAGCGTGATGAACGAGTTTTGCTGATGCATCTGAGATTCGTGCATGCAGCGGACAGCCCAGTCGCGAGAGCGAGCGATGCGGCAGCCTACGCAGTAGCCGCATGGGATCGAGATAGGGTGGTCGGAGTTGAGCGCGTAGCGCGAGTTAAAGACCAGCTTGCCCCCGTCCAATTTGGACAGGGGCGTGTAGGCTTTGATGGGGGAGTAGCAGGTCACGAGGACCTACAGGCGAATGCCGCCACGGAGGGGTGCCCCTCGCATGTTTTTCGGGTTCACCTTTTCGGCAGTTCGGGTGAAGAGGCGGCGGGAATGGCCGTTCTTCATTGGCTTGCGGTGCATGGTAGCTCCTTAGCTGGGTTAGAGACCATGAATGGTCTCAGTGGACATATAGACAACAAGGAGACACATGTCCACTGGGGGTTAATACCGGGCAAAAAGAGGCCCCCAAAAGGGGGCCTAAGATGCTCGGCAGGGTAGGCGTTACTGGCCTTTAGAGGCCCCTTTGGAGCCATCCGACGCCTCGGGTGGGGGAGAGGCCGGGTTAGGCGCTGGCGCGGCTGTGGGGGCCACGGCAGGCCGAGCAGTGACGAGACCCATTTTGGTCGCCTCTTCGGCGTTTGAGGGGTCTGCCATGAACATCAGGAATTGAGCCGGATCGTTGCCGAACCGGTCGCGGGTTTTGGAGGGCAGGGAGGCGAACGCCTTTTCGCCCTCCAGCACGGTATTGAGCGCCGATTGGAAATCGACGTCGTCGGGCAGGTCGCGGTACTGGCCCTGCTGAGCACGGCTGTTGATGTGCGCGATCTGCCCCGTAGCTGAGTACTGTTTCATGATGTTGTTGATGTCGCATTCAGCGACGAAGGACTGCTTTACGCGGCGAGCAGGTTCGACCAGTTCGCCGGTTTTTGGATTTAGCAGGAGCCCGGAGTAGGGGACGCGGGGATGAGGACGGAAGAAAGAAAAGAGGGGGAAGCGTCCCCGAGTTTTTGACGGCACGTGTGCCTGGCTGATTTTTGACATGGCGGTTATTTCCTAATGTCGATTTGAAGGCCCGGACCAGAGCCGGGAGGAGGGACAAGCTGCTGCAGCTTGTCGTTGGTGAGGGATCCTTTGATGAGATCCCAGAGACGGCCGACGGATCCGGCTACTTGGCCGGTCCAGTGTGGGCCGTAGAGGGCAAGCTGCTTGCGCTGCTCGTCCGAAAGATCGCCGGAAGCGCGTGCCGAATGTGCCTGAGCCCCCATGAGGGCTCGGGCTGCGGCAGGATTTTGGAGTTGCTCAAGGGTGTACTGCGTTTCAGCAGCCACCTTTTTTTCGGTTGCAGCAGATGTTGCCTGCTCTTGGGCAGTCTTAGCGGCTGACGCAACCGATAGAAGCGCATTGGCATTGTTGAGTTCGCCTTGCGTCTTTGTGGTGGAGGTTTGGGCGACGGTGTTTTGAAGATCGATGAAGCGTTCCGCGCCCTTGGAAGCAGAGGAGATGCCTTGGCCAAGGCCCTCCATTGCATTGACGAAGTTTGCGCCAGCGGACGATCCCGCGGCACCGGTCGGGGCCGAAGCCCCTCCCTGCTGGTACGCGAGGATGGGATTAAGACCGGCAAGTTTCATGTCGGCCATCCCGCGTTGATATTGCGAGTTGGACATCCGTTCTTGGAAGTCCATTTGGCGTTGCGCCTGTTGAGCAGAGAATTGCATCTGCTCGCGCGCGAGTTGTAGCGACTGCTGATTTTGATTAGCAGCGCCGGCGGATGACATCATTCCGCCGAATATGTTTCCGATTGCGCCGATGCCAGCGCCAAGGAGTGCGTCCCACATTAGAAGTGGTCGATGAGGCCCGGTACGCCATAGAGCGGCATGGGCCGGGCGCAACGGAGTTTGAAGTAGCTGTCGAAGATAAGCTGGGGCTCGTCCTGAACGGCGAGCACACGCTCCATCGGGGGAGCGTCCTGAATGAAGGCAGCGTCGAGGTGCGGCAGGCTCGTGAAGTCCTGCGCGAGGTGCCACGTGTCGAGGGAGAGCGTGGCGTTGGATCGCATGAGGCCCGTGATCTGTGAGGGCTTGTAGCGATATTCCGCGAAACGTTCCTGATAGCCCCAAGCAAGGTCATCGTCGGCCGTGCCTTGGGCGTAGATTTCGCGGTTGAGGACGGCCTGCTCTCCGATCATGGAGAGCGCAGGCCAGTAGAAGTCGAACTTGGTTCGACGGGACCACATACGGTTGAGCCCCTGCTGGTAGTTCAGATCGGCGCGGACCGATGCCACGCCGATGATGATGCAGTGTTCCGTGAAAGATTTGGAGAAGCCGTGGCCGTGGAACACCGTGGTCCCGTAAGCAGAGAGATTGCCCTGTGGAGTGTCGCTATAGCCGGTTTCAGAGGCAGTCCCGGACGTTTGTGCGACAGGGTAGAGGTTGATGGGCGATTGCCCACCACCGAGGTATTCGGGGCGCTGTAGACGAGCATCGGGCGATACCACGTTGAAGTGTGCACGGATGATTTCCGTGTAGCGCGTGCCGCCGCGAGCGTCACGCTCGTACAGCTTCTGGACCTGGAAGGCTTGGCGAAGCTGATTGATGGTTGCAGCGGTCGCGTCGGAAAGATCGACCGCTAATTTTGGATCGCCCCAAGTGAGGTCAAAGGAAGACATCTGTTGGGGGTTAGTGGCGACTGATCCGTCGACCATGTTCTGGAGGGGGAAGGGACCCGAGCCGAAGGTAGGGAGGCCATCTCCGGCGCTAATGATCGGCGCAGTCGTTCCGAGGGGTATGTCAACCCCCGGCCCTTTCTGGGGCCATGGGAGGGAGCTGGTGAAGTAGTCGTGTCGCTTGCCGCGTCGCTGTAGGACGTAGCTGGCGGGCAAATCAGGACCGTCACCCTTTGGGACGGTGAGAGAATCCTGAAGGTTTTGGTCTCGGAACCATTCGTTCCAGACAAGGTTGTAGGCTCGGAGTGGCAGGCAGCTATGAGCAATGCCAGCGACTTTAGTAGGCAGAGCGAAGTGATCGAAGATGGAACCCTCAGTGTAGCCTCCTGCAGGTGAGATCATTTGGGGGACGAGGAAATCAACCGACGAATCGGGGTCGGGTTGCTCGCCCATGAAGCGTTGCCAGTTGTCCCAAACCAGCCGATACGGGATGGCGAAGAAGAAGGTATTCAGGAACACGTTGTCCATGAACGGATGCAACGGTGTGGCGAGGCGACCGAAGCCGGTCATATTCAGCGAGAACGTATCGCCGGGAAGCGCTTCGTCGCAGTAGATCGGGACAAGGTAGCCCGAATCGAAGGTGGTCTTGAGACCGTGTGAACGATCGAACGACGATCGAGGGATTTCAGCGCGAGGAACCTTGCTGAAATCGTGGGACATAACCGAAGGGATTTTAGCCATTACGAATTATCCTTCGCGAACAGGTCGCCAGTGGCTTTGATGG